TAAAGGAAGCAAAGAGGCACGAGATTTTATGGCGAAGATGCGAGCAATGCGAGGTGGGAAGAAGAAAACAACTGGAGGAGCGATGATGTGTCCTGTTCCTGAAGACGAAGAGAGTCCATCATCATCATCAAGCGATGAAGAAGAAGAAGGCGAAGGATTGAGACGAAGACGAAGGAAGAAGAAGGTTGTAGAGATGCCTATGTCTATGGAAGGGAATGGTGTTCGTGTGGTTCATCATCATCACCATCATCATCACACAGGAGGTATGGGATTGTATGGCGGAGAAATTTAGGGACATTAAACGATTGTTTAGTATAAGCACAATATAAATCATTAATTAAGAGAGAAAAACATTAATTAATGATTAATAACAGAAGCATTAAATGAAAATTAAAGTATAATACGGTATAAATTATACATTATAGTAGGTATAAGGATAATAAAATTAATTTTATAAAGTATAACAAGGTATAAATTATATATAAATCATAAATTAATGTTTTTTTATCTTAATTTATGATTAATAGTATGCTTATACTAAACGATTAGATAATGCCCCTGCCTCTGCATCACTATACGCTGACGAACACTTACATATTTTCGTATATTCTATTTTGATATGACCCTTTATGTATTCACAACAATTGAAATACTTGTGAGTGTCCTGTGCCGATATAACATACGCTACACTAATAGGATTTTTTGATTTAGGTGTGATGAAATGTTTTACAACATATACATAAGCATACTCACAAGATGCAATATTACAAACTGCTTTGTTGCTTATCTCTTGAGATAGAAATCTACTAAATTCATTATCAGTATCCATTAAGTTATACTTATATAAAAGTTGATTAAGTTAAACGAACGATTAATATAATCTTTAGCAATAGTATATGGCGACTAAAATCAAAGAATACATTAAAGAGAAACGAGACACTTTGTCTCCATCATCAATCACAACATATGCTTCCATTCTTAAAAATCTTTACAAGAGGGTATTCAAAGATGAGGATTATGATATGAAAAAATTTGATTCCCCTGAAAATACCTTAGAATTTCTAAAAGACAGTCCTCCTAATAAAAGGAAGACCATTCTATCAGCCCTTGTTATTATTACTAATGAAAAGAAATACCGAGAACTTATGATGGAGGATGTGAAAGCATATACACACGACATAAGCAAACAAGAGAAGACCCCTGCTCAAGAGGCATCGTGGTTAGAACAAGACACCATTAAAGAAAAGTATAATGAACTCAAAAGCACAGCAGACTTTCTCTACAAAAAGAAAACGATGTCTCCTGCGGACTTGCAACAGATTCAGAATTTCATTATGCTCTCGGTTCTTGGTGGTATGTTTATCCCTCCTCGTCGTTCGCTGGATTATACTTTGTTTAAAATTAAAGACATCAATAAGGAGAAAGACAATTACTTTGATAAGAACAAACTCGTATTCAATACTTTCAAAACGGCAAAGACATATGGCAAACAAGAGGTAGAAATACCAAAACCATTACAGTTAATCATTAAGAAATGGATTGCCATCAATCCAACTTCTTTTTTATTATATGATAATAATATGAATGCTCTTACTCCTGTTAAGTTAAACCAACGCTTGTGTAAAATACTCGGTGCTAATCGCTCTGTGAATGCTTTGAGACATTCTTACCTTACTGACAAGTATGCCGAACATTCAAAGGTAGAGAAAGCATTAGCAAATGATATGACGGAAATGGGGTCATCAACAGGTATGGCGAAAAGTTATATAAAGTTAGATTAAACATACGCAACATCAACAGGGATTTTCATCATATCCTTTTTATTAGGGTCGTCGTTTAATTTTTTAGGCAAAACATTCGATAAATCGCTTCGCTTACTTACATCCTCGCTTTGAAAAAACAGTCGTAAGATAAATTCATTCTTTTTCCAATCACACGAAACACCGAGGTCGTCGAACAGGGTAAGAAATGTGTCCGTATCTCTATATAATTCTTTGCTTCGATGGGGAAAATGGTTAATAAAATGGAGAAAGGCAAGGCAAAAAAATCCGCATGCATTTCCCATTAGACTTTGAATATCTCTTGTTGTGAAATTGAGATGAGTATTACAACTTTTTTCTACAAATTTTTTTACTGCTACTGACGGTGCAACACCATACGAATCAAAGTAGATGGGTTCAATTAACCCATTAGGATACTTATTCACTTGAAAGCAAGTCCAGTGAGTTCCTTCATTCTGCTTCCCATTTTCATCTACGCTGTCTTCCATATTCACAATATACGAGCGATTGAACTTCAAGTGTTCTTCGTCTAATTCATCTTTAAAGCAAACCCTTTCTAAAGGCACAGACATTTTCTTTGCTAAATCTTCTAACTCAAAATTTGAAAGCATATAATAATTACAGAGATAATTAATTATTATATTATACGCCAAAAACCTAAAACGCTAAAACGCTAAAACGCTAAAAACTTCTCCTTATTTCAAACTTTGTAAGTTGGCGGTGTAAATATTTCACTTACAATTATTTTATTTTTTCAAGTTTAGAAAATGAAAGTTGTATTTAAGGGATAGTTTTTAGCGTTTTAGCGTTTTTTAAGCCATCTACATTTTCCCCATAGGAATTCCCATATCCTCAGGACCTCTTATAACAAGTAGAAAAGTCATCGTAGGGTCATTAATTACAATAGGGTTAAGGTCTGTTCCTAAAATCGTAAGGCGTAGTTGATTATACACTCCATTCAATAACTTATTCCAAACCAACTGTGGAGGTGTATTTGATATTTGTTGCCCAACTTGAACGCTTGGAGTAATAGCATAGATGATACTATTTGGTTGTGCGTAAGAATTGTCTATGTTAGACATAGAAATATAAACGATGCTATTTGGTTGTAGTTGTGGAGCGTTAGGAGAAAGATACGAGATTGTTCCTAATCCATTTTTAGATATAATGGTGGATACAGGTGGTGTATAAGAGTCGTTTTGGTTCAGGTTTGTAGCGAAGTTGTCAGGAAATCCAACAAGATTAGAAAACTTTGATGGAAATGTCAGGACTGGATTAAAGGTTTGTGTTGGAAACGGCATTAGAGCAGGGTTGGTATAACCAGCAGGTAAAGAAATAGGAACAAGATAAGTATTCACTTGAACAGCATATCGTGTCGTGTTTAAGATTAGTTCGGCATAGTAAATGTTCTGTCCTCCGTTTTGTAGATAATGACCGTTGCTAATGAACTTGAACTGAAGATAAGCATTTATTTCGTTCAACTCATATGTCCCATCAGGTATAATAATTGTATAAGTAGTTGCAACTGCTCCAGCATACCATAGATAAGTGAAGGTGTTGTTGAGTAAAATGGTGCTTATGCTGTCCCAACTATAAAAAAGATTGATGCTATTCACAGCAATATAGTTGTCTTTAAAGACGACTGAATTAGGAAACTTGTATATGAGTTTGTTATTATCACCATCAGCAACAAGGTTAGATGAATTAAACACGATGATTTTCATTATATATATGATAAGAGATTATTATATATATTGCTAAATAACCGAAGGTATGCATGAGATTAACGAATAGTATGAGGCAACATAACCTGTGAATGTTTTTTGTGAAACACACCAGTTCCTTCCTTGCCCAAATCAAAACCAGCATTCACGCTTTTAAATCCTGACCCTGAATAAGAAGACGGAGCCATCATTAAACTAATAGGGACGAAACTTGCTCCAAAGAAGAATGGAACTTGTGCCGAGTTAGACTTCATTTGAATTGGAAAAGCAGATTTTCCTTCTTGAACGATGGGGTAATAACCTGATTGAGACATTATATATACTACTAAAAGAAAAGAAATTAACACCTCCTAAACCCTAAAACCCCAACGCCAGCAACTCATATAGTAATTCTTTGCCCTCACTACCTGATATCAACTCTCTCTTCATCATCTTTATTATCAAGACCTTAAATCTTTTAATGACAACTGGACTATCATTACCACTCAATATTTGCCCTCTACATATTTCAAAGTCGTTCTTATCCTGTGCTTCCTCGTCTTTGCTTGGAGATGGAATGTTCAACTTTTCCATAAGACCGCTCGCCTTTACGAGTTTATGTAGATACATTTTCTCGTCCTCACTCAAGTCTTTATAATCATCATAAGAAGGGATTTTTTTAGCGTGTATTAATCTCACTACATTACCGAGTTTATTGCTTACCAATTTGCTCTTAAATACAGACGAACCGTTCAACTTGCGAATACTTATGATGTCATTATCTAATTTCGGTTTATGTATTAGCACATCACCAAATTCCTCCTTGTTATTTTTATAACCAACACCTCGTCCTTTCATCTTACGAGACAATCCTTTACCTTTACCTTCCTCTTTACCTTCTTCCGCTGGTTCTTCCTCTTTACCTTCCGCTGGTTCTGCCGATGGTTTGCCTGATTGCTTCTGTTCCCAAAATGCTCTAACATCTTTGTCTCTACGCTTTACAATCTCTAATGTTTTTAAAGTTTCTGCTTTACCATTTGTAAGGTCTGTGTTTGTATATCGTTGTCCTAATACATATCCCATTCCAAGTGATCCATCTCCTTTGTTGTATGTTTTATTAATTGCTCTTATATATTTTTTCATTTCGCCTATATTGTAAGTTCCAAATTCATCTGGAGGAATATATCCTACATCATCATCCCATACACGCACACCTTTTGCTTTGGTTGCTGGTATATCGGTAAGGGTTGCAGATGCTTGTGTTGGTTCTCTCTCTTGAGACATTTCAGGCATATACGCTTCTGCCTCTCCTAATGGTTCGCCTTCGCTTTGTCCTTTGGAAGCGGTGCGTATAATCTCCTCCGCCAATCGTATTTGTTCTTTCTGTTCTCGTTGAACTTGTAGAATTTCTCGTAATTGCCCTAAAACAACACCCATCTGTGCTCGGTCTCGTTTGTTTTGTGCTGTTTGAAAATCCAGTATAAGAGTTGCTAATCCCTGTTTGGTAGGGACATCTTCTAATGCTCTATTTATAAGTTCCTCTACTTCTTGTTTTGCTTGTTCGTCTTTCAATTGGTTCAATCCTCGCATCATATCCTCGCTTGGAATAACGCTACGCAAGTCATCTATGTCTTGTAATAGTTGTTGTGAGATTTTACCTGTTTCATTTGTCATAATCCTTGTTAAAGCAGTAAGGTCATCTCTATCAACCATATTGTCTAAAATTTGATTTATACCAAGCAATACATCACGACCGCTTGCTTGTTGTAGTCCTGTTTGAACCCCTACATTCCTCATCTCGTCTGCCTCATACTTACGAAGAAATATGATAAAGGGTGTTGCTAATATACCATTCTTATATTTAGGTTTCAAAATTCTAATGACATCAGGTAAGCGATTTGATAAATAGATCAATTCATTTGTATCTAATTGCTGGACTACTCGTTCAGTATTGATGCCGTCCATAATTTCTTTAAGACCCTGTCGTAGTTCTATTTTAAGACGCTGTATGTCCTCGTATTTTTCGGCAGTCGTTCGTGTATCACTCGGTGGAATAGGGATTTGCCCTGTTCTCTTAAACAGTTTGTTTGCCTGAAGATTGACATCGTTGTTCTTTGCTTGTAATGCGAGATTTGCTAAATACTGTTGGCGAAATTTTGGGGCATCAGTCGGTTTTAAAAGGCGTTGTCCTGACATATTATTATATAAGCAATATATTTTTATTTATGGTTTTGCTCTATTCTATTCTATTCTAAATGTTCTTTATTGTCTTCAATAGGAAAGCGGATGCAACCGTTCTTAATAGGCATCTTGTCGTATTGATGACTTGGGTTTGGTGTATCCCATACCTCGTCTGTGATAAGAGAGTTAAACTCATCTACAATTTCTTTATCTGTCTTTTGGTCTAAAAGTTCAACCATACGCTTTAATAACTTTGATGCTTCTCTTTTGCTTAATGGTTGATACATAATAGGGTGCTTACCCATTTCTCCTAAAGCAATCGCTTTCACACGCTGTGCTTGGTCTTTATGGTGTTGTAGGTCATCAGGGTTAATCAAACGGAGATGTGAAGTGTCAGTCATTATATATAGTAATATATTTTTTTGCTCAAAAGTATTACGCCATTAATTATTGCCTTTGCCGTTCAGGGTGTTTAAGAGATTTTTAGTAAGTGGGTTTTAATAGGGAAATAAAAAAAATTGAAATGCTTTTTCGTCTTAACCAAATCTCAACTAAACACCACCAACTACTTTTAAAGATGCCGATTATGACGATTGATTGCTATGATGATATGATTGAGAATAATCTGTCTATGGTTCAATTGATTAAGGAAGAGAAAATTAGAAAAGCAAACGAGGTTGTCGTTTATGGTAAGTCTCTCCCAACGGAGGTTTGGGGATTGATTAAGGAGTTTGCTGGTTATACTGATAAAGTTAGAAATCGAAGAGTGAAAGACGCAACTCGTGATTTGGAAGATGAATTTATTCCCCGTTATTTTGAAGCAGACGAGAAAGAAAAGAAGGAAGCTTTCGCATATGGGCGTTGGAAGAACTATAAAAGTAGTCGCAAAGACAGAATAGCACCACCAGTCAAGATTGGAGACGAAGTCTTTTGCCGAGGAAAAGTATGCGGATTAGTTTCAAAGGTTAATAAAGCGTCAATTGACATCAAGGTTTATGGTTGGATATATTACAAAAAGGAAATAGGCAAAGCATATGAGAGGGATGGAAGATTATATAACTCGTATAGACGATACAAATGGAAGAAAGATATAATTAGAGATACACCTATCCGTTGGATTGGCTCGTATTCAGTAGGAGAATTTAATCAAGGATTTAAAGAGTAATAAACGCTCCACTTGGCGTATAATATAACAAGTTTTTTTCATTTATACTTTTCTTATTTTAGGGCAAAAGTATAAATGTATAAATCCGTTGCCTTTGGCGATTTATACTTTTAAGAGATTTTTAGTGAGCGGGTTTTAATAGGGAAATAAAAAAAATTGAAATGCTATTTCGGCAAAGGGAAACCATCATAACAACAACCAACTACTTTAAAAATGACCTTTCAATTGAACTGTGATATTACCGAACTGGTGAAAGAGATTGTGGGTGATTGGGTTCGCTTACATTACGAATATATTCACGAACAACTTGTAGAAAAAGAAACGACTGATGCTGATGAGGTAAGGGAATTCGTGTTGTTTGAATACTTTAACAGCGGAGAGAGAGACTTTGGACGCTATGCTAAAGAGCATCTTGAATTTGAATGGACTGTAGATATTATTCAATACTGTAATGCTTGGCTTGATGACAACTATGGACCGGAATGCCTACTGGATTGGAAACGCTATAATGATTTCAAGTATATCCTTAATCAACTGGGATATGTATGGAGTATGGAGAACGGCGACGAGATTATGGAGATGTTTGAGAATTTAGGATTAGAGACACCTTTTAAATAAGGATAAGCGATAAGCGATAAGCGATAAGGAGTGTAATATAATTAAACCAAGTTTTTTCATTTATACTTTTTTTATTTTAGGGCAAAAGTATAAAATAAGTAAGTATAAATTATATTGAAAAACTTATTTAAAGACAATATGCTACATTATACTACAAATGACAAGAACGAAAATCAATTGGGAAACGCAAGAGATTACCTTTTATAAATTCGTGTGTAAAGATGCTGTTATTTTATACACTTACGCAGGACACACAAGCAGTTTCAGGCACAGAAAGACTAATCATAAATCCAATTGTAATAATCCAACCTCTAAAGAATACAATTATCCTCTCTATCAATTTATCAGGGCGAACGGCGGTTGGGACAACTGGGAAATGCGACCTATCAAAACGCAACTGTGTAAAGATAAAATGGAAGCACTACAAATTGAAACCGAACTGATTGACGAACAGGCATTTAAATTGAATGATAGACCAGCATACACAAGCAAAGAAGAGCGTAAAGAACAATACCTAAAATATCATCAAGAGCATAAAGAAGCAAGAAATAAAAGTAGTTTGAACCATTATTACGAGCATAAAGAAGAAAATAGAGAAATACATAACGCAAGTTCTATCAAATTTTATCACGAGAACCGAGAGGAGATAAACGCAAGAAGACGAGAGAAATACCGTTTAATTCGTCATTTTAAATAATGTAAAGAATACTATTTTTTATTCCTCTGGTAGTAATGGTAATGGTTCTTCCTCTATTGCTAAAGTTATATTTTGTTGTTCTTGTATTTGCTCTAATTCCTCTTGTAATCGTTGCTCCTCTTGTAATCGTTGCTCATATTGTATCCGTTGCTCCTCTTGTAATCGTTGCTCCTCTAAATGTTGCTCTAATTCATCTTGTATCCGTTTCACCTCTTGTAATCGTTGCTCCTCTTGTAATCGTTGCTCCTCTAAATGTTGCTCTAATTCATCTTGTATCCGTTTCACCTCTTGTAAGTGTAATTGCTCTTGTATCCGTAGATGCTGAAATTGTAAAACTTTTATACAACCGAACTTTTGATGTGAATGTATATCTAACTGTGTAAGTCTCTTGTGTATTAACTTACATTTTTCACACTTATGCATTTTGCCCATAACATACTACTATATATTAAAAGAACATAAAGAATTTCTTTTAATACTATATAACTATATGCCCCATGCAAGGTATAAGCACCTACAGGATGCGTGGGAGAAAAAAAATCCTACTTACCGTATTGACTACTATTATTCTCATAAGGAAAAAGCACACGCAAATGTCAATAGATACAGACGATTACAAGTAGTCTATAAACAATACCGAATGATACTATTTGACCTAAATGATTATGAAACAAACACTTTGGGGTTGAGGGCGACAGACCTAAACTAAATAATTTGATGTTGGATTTATCTTTTTCCTTTCTTTAGGAAAAATACAAATTGAAATAAAAAAATTGAAATGAAAAAGTAATAACAGAAAAACAAATATAAAGAAACCTTATCTTGATATACTATAAGTAATGAACCACCAGTCTTTGTCTAACTTCCTTTTCAACCACCGCTCAAATAATACTCCAATTACTCACACGAGAATTGGTGAGAAACATTTAAATATTCACGGAGGGTCGTTCTCAATCCACCCTGACAATTTAGATGAGTTTTATAAAGCATATTATCAACATATTTTCGTAGAACATAATAACGAATACCTGACTGAAAAGCAGAGCGGATTATGTATTGCTATTGATTTTGATTTTCGGTATGCTTATGAAATTAATGAACGGCAACACGGAGACGAAGAACACTCCAACTTACTCCAATTAGTATTGGACACTCTTAAAAATATATTAAAATTTGAGGATGGGTTCAAATTCAAAGCATTCGTTATGGAAAAACCAAATGTTAATCGGTTGGCAGAGAAAACCATCACAAAGGACGGAATTCATATACTTATTAATATTCAAATGGAACACGCTCTCCAAGAGATAATGCGTGAAGACATTTTACCTCTTATGCCTACTGTGTTGAGTCATCTTCCTATTACTAATTCTTGGGACAGCGTTTTTGACGAAACCATTACAAAAGGCACGACAAATTGGCAGTTATACGGCAGTAGAAAACCTGATAATGAAGCGTATCAACTTGTCTCTTTTAAAGAAATTGAATATGACATAAACGAAGACCAGTTTAACATAACGGATTATGAAGCCAGTGATTTTAACCTTTCTGCTGACAATTTCCACGAGTTGTCAGTCCAAAATCCAAACAATCCTCTCTTGGAAATGAACCCAAAAGTTATAATGCGATATGCTACTAAAACACAGAAAACTAAACCAACAAAACCGACGCAGAACCCAAAAGAACAAACAATAGAAAATAGCGAAGAACAAACTCAATCACTACATAAACTCAACTATTTTGTGGATAATGGATTTGCTGATGAAATCGCATCTCATAAAAATCATTTGGATTTCACTAAAATAGGTTATGCTTTAAATAACGATTTTGACGAAGCAGGACTTGAATTGTATTTGAAAATGGCAGAGAAATATAGCGATGATTTTACAAGCAAAGAGGACGAATACACCAAAAAGTATCAAACCTCTTTATCAAAGAAAAAGGATAATTCAATTGGAACTATCTACTACATCTTTAAAGAATACAATCTTGAATTATACAAGGAACTCAATATAAAGTATCGTGAAGAATTCCCACAATATCTTAATAAAGAAACATTAGAACAACTGATAGATAATTCAATTTCAAGTCAAACAGAATATGATATTGCGTGTGTTTTAGCAAAGAAAGTTAATAACTCCTATGTATGCGTCAATATTAAAGAAAAGAAGTTTTACAAATTTGAAAATCATAGATGGGTTGAAGATACAGGATATTCATTAAGAAATGTCATTTCTACTGGACTGCATAAACTATATGTTGATAAGTCAAGTAAGTTGCTTGACGAAATATCAAAAATTGACACAAGCAATGATGATAATGCCAAAACATTAGAAAAGTTGAAACGCAAACACAAATCGGTTCAAGAATTATGTGGTAAGGTAAAGAAGACAACTGACAAAAACAACATCTTTCGTGAAGCGATGGAGATTTTATTTGATAGAGACTTTATACAAAAGTTGGATAAAACTCCTTACTTGTTCGCTTTTACCAATTGCGTCTTTGATTTGAGAACAGGTCAGCAAGTTCAAGGGAGAAAAGATGACTATATTTTGACAACTGCTGGATATGACTATGTTGATGCTGATACTACAGATTTAAAGACTGAACTAATGGAACTGATTAATACCATTCATAGAAACCCCAACATTAGAGATTATTATTTGACAATTTTAGCAACTGGATTATGTGGTCTTCAATTACAAAAATTTATCGTTGCTACTGGAACAGGTGGTAATGGAAAATCTATTATCAATTCATTAACGCTGGATTGTGTTGGTGATTACGGTTATAAATTGGGAGCATCTGTTTTACAAACCAAGATACAAACAGGAGCGAACCCTGAACTCGCTGGACTACATAAGAAACGCTTTGTTTTAATTCAAGAACCAGAACAAGACAAACGATTAATAGCATCTGTATTGAAAGTTATTACTGGTGATAAATCCATTAACGCTCGGCAACTCTATTCCACAAACACAAAAACCGAATTAAACAATACAACTCTTATGGAGTGTAATAAAAATCCTCCAATTGATGAAACAGAGGATGCTATTGGTCGTAGGTTGGAAGCAATTCCTTTCAAATTACAGGCAAAAGAACAAAAGGATTATGATTTATTGACAGCAGAAGAATTAGCATCAGGTAAATATACGCTGGTTAATACATATTACATTACAGATGCGTTTAGAGAAAAGTATAAACAAGCCTTCTTTGAAATTCTATTACCATATTTCAAAAGGTTTAATGATAATAATAATCAATTGGGAGAACCACCTATTGAATGTGCGACCTTAACCAAAGATTATTTGGCGAGTAATAATGACATATTTTCGTGGTTTGAATTGACATTTGATGCTATACCAGTTGAAGACTTGGGGACTGAAACTGATGTTCCTATTTCATTATCTTTAGTATATACTAAATTTTCAAGTAGTCCTATGTTTAATGAATTGTCAAAAATTGCGAAACGAGCATACAATCGTAAGAACTTTGTCAATAAGATTGAGGAAAATCCATTCCTTAGAAAAGCGTTGAAATTAAAGAACACAAAATATAACAATATTTATTTAAAGGCGGACAGTATAGTTGGTTGGAAGTTGAAGCCAGAAGAGGACGAAGGAGTTTAAATAAACATATTAATATTATAATTTATTAGCATATTTCATCATATTTTATTTCATTATTTTTAATGAAATGAAAATTCAAATACTTACTTTAGATAATCTCAAAGTCTCAAAGTTGCCCGATTTCGGCAAAAGTCCCAAATATTTTTATAAATTTTCCTATGGCAGAGTTTCTGGGTTTTCGGGCAACTTTGAGACTTTGAGATATTTCTTCTTTTTCTCTCTTTTTGTTAAGGTATTATTCTTTTTACCTCTATAATCCCCTGAAAAAATAAAAAAAATAAACCTACCAAAGTAATTTACTAATGAAATATCCTTTACTGTGAGGTATTATGCTGTCTTTCTTATGTCGTATGTGATATAAACGCTTTCTTTCATCGGCGAATGCTTTTCCCTTGTCTTTTAGAAAATGGGGATAATCTTGGTAGTGAGGGTCTCCACCAGAATACATATATTGCCCTTTTAGGTCATAAATATCAATCTTATATTTTGGGTTCTTTGACGGTCTTACTGCAACACCCAATTCTTTTGCTTTCTTGAAAGTATAAGGTAAAATCGTGTAAGTCATTTCTTTAAGAAAAGAAAAGAAAAAATTGAAATGAAATAAATGCGTTTAGGAATAAGTATAAAAGTATAAGTATAAAGTATAAATGGTATTCAACTGCGAAACTTGTTGTTATTCAACCGCCGTAAAATGCAATTACGAGAAACATATGAGAAGTAAAAAGCATTTAGCGAAAGTCGTGGGAGATATTATCGTATCATCACCAGCACCATCACCACCAAGTGATATAGAGGTTATAGTATTGGATTGCCCTGTGGAGATGGTTGTTGCCGAAAAACCGATGCCTGTGGTCGCCGACGAAGAAAGACCGAAACCATTACCAAAAAGGAGAACAAGAAAACCACCAGCACTAACAAAGGAGCAACGATGGGAAAAGTATAATGCGGAAGCGATGATTGATTTGGACTGGAGAAAACAAGTATGGTTTCACAAGATGTGTTATGTATTGTGTGATGTGAGAGATTTTAAAGCGTTAGTCGTTTAATATAATCTTTAACTATAGTAATGAATTCTCTTTATGAAAGGATTGTAATGGAAGGTATGGGTATGGGTATGGGTAAAAAATTCAGGTTGCTTGAACTTTTTAAGGGGACTGGAAGTGTAGGTAAAGCAGCAAAACGAAAAGGTATGGAAGTGAAATCATTAGACTTTTTAGAGAAATACAAACCAGACATCTTGGCAGATATGCTGACTTGGGACTATAAGAAGTGGTCGCAAGAGAACTCCAATTATATACCAGACTTTATATGGGCGTCACCACCTTGTAATACATTTAGCACATTAGCATATCCTTTAAAAGAGCGTAATACAAAGACAGCAACTCCTTATTCGGCAAGAGCAAAGCAAGGCACACAGATATTATATCGCACATTAGAGGTTATACGGCATTTTCAAAGATTAAACCCAAAGTTGTTATTCATTATTGAGAACCCAAGAGGTATGATGAGAATGGACGCCAAAATGAAGAAAATTCCTATGGAAACTACGACTTATTGTGCGTATGGTGATTTTAAACGAAAACCAACTGACTTTTGGAATAACTTACCAAATGGTCTTACTTTGAAACCTGTTTGCGGTTGTCCTAATCCAGATATGATTACAAGTGTGGAAGATTTGAGGACAATAGAAGAGCGTTATTCTATTCCCCAAAGATTAATGACGAAATTGCTAATGGAGATGATAATACAATATGGTAAGAAACCAAAGAATATTATTTTATGAATTATTAGATGCCGATTAAAAGAACCCCATCATCATATATTTCTTTTCTTTAGCAAATATATAATGAAGAAGGTTCATCTTGCTCTATCACCAAAGCAAATGGTTAGTATGCGTAAAGGGCGTAAAGTGCGTGTGAAACAAGTAGCAGAAGGCGAAGGTTGTTGTGTATTGGTTCATCCTGAAAAGTATAACATTATGACACGAACCTTTAGCAAAGGGAAAGGTATTGAAATGCTTTTATCGCCAGAGGAAATAATGAATAACAAGTCATCAGGCACAGGCATCTTTGGTAAGAAATTTGATAAGTTTTTAGATAAGCACGGAGTTAAAAAGATTGCCTATAAAGTAGGTGATTTAGCGAAACCTCTTGTGAAAAATGCATTGCGTGGTCTCTCTGCATCTGCGATTGCTTCCAATCCTGAACTTGCTCCGTTGATTGCCTTTGCGGAACAACACGGCGAAAAATTCTTGGATAAACCAAGCGACTATGGAGTAGGTAAAGGATTATATGCTTCAGGACCATCTGGACGAGGTTTAGAAACCGACTATACATACAGGTCATCATCTACGAATGCTGGCGGACCGAGAGCACCTGGTTCGGCGACGCTTGCTGGTATGGTTGCTGAAAATAACCGTTTGAATTCTTTGAATAACGAAACAGGAAACAACTATGGTGTGCGGTCTAAATCGGCAATTGAACACGCTGTAGCAAACAGAGCAAGGGAACTTAATACAAATAAGATGATTGAAGCAAGAGAAAATATATTATCAACTGGAGACGGTTTGTATTCTGGTAGTGGAATGTCAGGTTGCGGTCATACACCATCACATAGACGAGAAATGGGTTCTGTAGGTAGAGGAGGTAATCTTTTGCGAAACCAGGGAATTTTACCGCCTGCTATGAGGTCAATATCACAGAGTGCGAATTTTTTGAGACAGGTTCAGTCGCCTCCTCAACTACAGAAATATTATAGAAGCGGTGAGTAAGATTCGTTTAATAGGTATAAATATTTTACGAGTCTAAATGTATAAATGGACGAACTAAATGAAACCGAGTTGAATAGTATCTATCATAAGTTTAGCAAAGAACAAGTGAGACTCTTATCTCTACTACAATCAGGGGATAGTAATCTCAACGAGCGAGATATTACGGCACAATTTACGCTATTAAATACT